GCAAGGGATAGTATAGAAGGAGTACGCCTTGATAGAGGAAGCTACGGTGCGAATCCGTATCATTGCGTTGTATTTAACCCCTTAATTGGGGTTTTTTTGTTGTCGAAATAAAAACGACAACCCCTCTTTTAGAATATAAAACGAAGTCATGAGTAAAAAAACTTGTGGCTTTTTTAATTTGAAAGGAGGTAAGAATTGCCTAGAGATGGAACAGAAAACTTAATTCCGGTAACCGAGCGAACCAAGAAAGAAGCAAGGGAAATTTCACGAAAAGGCGGTATCGCCTCTGGGAAAGCTCGAAGGGAAAAAGCAGACTTAAAAAAGAAAATCAATGAAATATTATCGATGGACGTATTCAGTCCGCAACTCAAAGAAACGCTCGAAGAAAAGGGCTTGAGCGCTACAAACCAGACGGCAGTCGTGACGGTGCTTTTGCAAAAAGCCTTAAAAGGCGATATGCGAGCGATTGAGCTATTGGCGAAGATGAACGGTAACGAGGGTACGAAAGATAATCTCGACAAGAAAGAGCAAAAAGAACGCGTCAAGGCAATGCAACTCGAGAACAAGAAACGCGAGCAGCAGCTTGAAGGCGGGGTTGCTTCCGAGGATATCATGGCCGATTACTTCGATAAGCTGGAAGGGGTGATTCAAGATGGCACTTGACCGGCTTTATACGGACAAACAAATTAAAATTTTGAGGCGTTCCCTTGCCCGTGATTGGTATATGATGATAAACCACGGGGCGGTTCGTGCTGGAAAGACAAAGCTAGACAATGATCTATTTTTAATGGAATTGAGGCGCGTCAAGAAAAACGCTGCAAAAGTTGGAGTTCAAACTCCGATGTATATTCTGGGGGCGGTATCGTCTGGGACGTTGCAAACAAATATCTTGCGCGAGATAACCGACGCTTACGGGCACGAATTCCGTTTTGATAGGCACGGCAATTTTACACTTTTCGGGGTGTATGTTGTGACGACGTTCACGGGCTCGATAGCGGGGTTGAAAGCTATTCGTGGTATGACAGCATTCGGGGCTTATGTCAACGAGGCGACGCTGGCGAATAAGGAAGTATTCGACGAAATTTTAAAACGTTGCTCAGGTTACGGTGCGCGTATTATATGCGATACCAACCCGGACCATCCAAAACATTGGCTTAAAGTTGATTATATCGATAAGGCTGACGGCGAGAAAATACTTGCCAATCATTTTACAATTTTTGATAATACTTTTTTAAATCAACGATATGTCGATAACTTAATCGCGACGACGCCTTCCGGTATGTTTACCGAACGGGGAATCTATGGCCGTTGGGTGATTGGTGAAGGTGCGGTATATCGTGACTTTAAAGAAGATATGTATATCAACGAATTGCCCGAGCATTTCGCGAAAATTTACGCGGGGGTTGACTGGGGATATGAACACTGGGGCTCTATCGTGGTCGTGGGGCAAACCGAGGCCGGCGATGTGTATATTTTAGAGGAACACGCTTACCAGTACAAAGAAATAGACTTCTGGGTAGATCTTGCAAAAGATATAAAAGCTCGGTATGGCGATATATTCTTCTGGGCTGATAGTGCACGCCCCGAGCACGTCGGACGGTTTAACCGCGAAAGGCTAAAATGTTTTAATGCTTACAAGTCAGTATTATCTGGAATTGAAGAAGTGGCAAAGCTCATGAAGGGCGGTCGCTTTTTTGTTGCGTCAAATAAGGTTCGTAAGTTTAAAGATGAAATATATCAGTACGTTTGGAACGAGCGAACGGGTGAACCAGTCAAAGAGCATGACGACGTTCTGGACGCGGTAAGGTACGCGATTTATTCACAGCACGTTTACGATACGAGCAGCACAGTAAAAGAACGTATGGCAAGCGCGCAATACTATTTCTAAAAGGAGGAATAAAAGAAATTGGAATTCTTAAAAGGACGACGTTTTGATGAAAACGCCAATCGTCAATTCATGATGACAATCGAAGATTTTGAAACAATCGAATTTGAAAGTCAGAAATGGATTGCACGACTGAAAAATTTCGTCGGAACTCACCGAGCGGAACAACTGGACCGCTTGAAAGAACTGAAACGATATTATCTAGCTGATAATAATATCAAGCATCGCGACGAAAAAAGCGATAAATACAGCGCAGATAATCGAATCGCGAGCGATTGGGCGAAATATATTACTGTTTTTGAACAAGGGTATATGCTGGGGAATCCGGTCGAATACAAGAACGAAAACGCAGAAATTCAAGCCTTAATCGATAATTTTAGCAAACAAAACAACGAGCAAGATCATAACGTGGCTATCAAAACAGACTTAGCTATTTATGGCCGAGCTTATGAATTGCTAAATACGTTTAAGGATGTGGACGAAAGCGTTTGGGTGAAGTTGTACCGAATGAACCCGGAACAGACTTTTGTCATTTATGATGATAGTTACGAGCAGCGTTCCTTGATGGCGGTCAACTATTACTCTATTAGTTACGGGAACGGACACAAACGCGATTTTGTGAAAGTATATACCGATGACGCTATATACGAGTATGTGGACGATAATCAGGAAGCGGACACACTTCGACTGAAAGAAAAAAGCGAGCATTTCTTTAATGGCGTACCGGTGAACGAGTTTAGCAATAACACAGACCGAACCGGAGCATTTGAAGCCGTGCTTGATTCCATCGACGCTTACGACTTATCACAGTCAGAACTTGCCAACTTCCAACAAGATAGTAACGAGGCCTTACTGGTTATCTCGGGCAATCCGTTTACCGGGGTTGAAGATAAGGACTTTTTAGAAGATGGTCGAATCAATCCGAACGGTCGTCTGGCTGTTTCGCAGTCGTTCAAGAAAGCAAAAATCTTGGTTCTTGACGACAACCCGATTCCGGGAGGTTCTTCACCATCGGCTCACTATCTCGTTAAAACATACGACACAGCCGGAGCGGAAGCCTATAAAGAGCGTTTAGTAAATGATATTTTACGCTTTACATTCACGCCGGACACAACCGATAGCAATTTCGCCGGCACACAGTCGGGCGAAGCGATGAAATATAAGATGATGGCAGCGGACAATTACCGAGGCAAACAAGAGCTTTTGTTTGAAAAGGGGCTCATGCGTCGCTTACGTCTAGCGGTCAATATCTGGAAAATCAAGGGGAATGATTCTGGAAATTATAACCTTATCAATCAGACCGATATCGTATTCACTCCGAACCTTCCACAAAATGATAATGAATTAGTGGCAATCGTTAAGAATTTATATGGCGTCGTAAGTGAACAAACTATTGTCGAAATTCTTGAGCGCGTGACTGGAGTCAATGCTGAAACGGAATTGAAACGACTGAAGGAAGACACGGAGAAGGCGCTTGAAATGTTACCACGAATCACACAAGAAAACGAGGTAGCGGATGAACAAACTGAAGAAGCTAACAAGCCATGATGAATACTGGACGGGACGCGCTCGAGAAATATTCGAGTACGTTGACCGAAAAGATATTGATTTTTTTGTTGAGTTAGAAAAAACTTACCGGGCGCAGTCGGTGAAGCTACAAAAAGCGATTTTTGACTTTTACACAAAATACGCTGAAGGGCACGAAATGACCTATCAAGACGCCATGAAGCGCTTGAGGGGTGAAGACCTTAGCGATTATGTGGAAAACGCTCGGAAGTATCGCGAGAAAGCTGAAAGCGATCCGGAATTATTGAACCGTTTAAACGAACAATATTCGGCAGCTCAAGCACTTAGGATTGAAGCCTTACACGCTGAAGCAGTATATCGCGCTGGCGTGCTTGCTGGGGCGCTTCATAAGAGTTTTGAAAAGTATCTATACGACGTTGCAGAATATGCTTATAAAAAGGCACACGGTGGCCGTGCGGGTGCGGTCAATCGTCCAGCGTTTGAAGAAGTTATCAAGACGCCGTTCAATGGTCGGAACTATTCCGAGCAACTTTGGGGGAATACTGACACGCTAGCAGATAGCTTGAAGAAGGTTTTCCGTCAAGGCTTCATTCGTGGTAATAGCCCGCAAGAAATGGCGCGAGAAATCCGAAAAGAATTCAACGTGGCACGCTCGAGGGCTGAAACGCTTGTCCGAACGGACGCGACGGCAGTCATAAACCGAGCAACCATAAAACGATATAAACGCGAAGGCTTGAAATATTATCGGATTTTGGTCGTTTTAGACAATCGGACGACTCAAATTTGTCGGCGAATTGCACAAGAGGACAAATTATATAAACTCGAAGAAGCGCAGACGGGCGTCAATATCCCGCCGTTTCATTATAATTGTCGCTCTACTATTATGCCGGATGAAGGCGAATTGAACGGGGAAGGAGTGGAAGAAAAAAATGATGTTTAATATCTGGGACCTTGTTTCTTGGGTTGCTGGTTTAATCTGTTTTTCTGTTTTGGTTTTGGTAGGTTGGTCTATCATTGCCGGACTGATTGACGGAATTAGACAAGCAAATAAAGAACGTTCAAATAGATAAGGAGGTGATCCGTTATCTTGACAAACGGGAATAGACCGTTATCGTCCAGACTATGCGGAAGACTTTAAAAGCTGCATTGTTTCGCCGCCGGGCGTAAAACGAGAATATCGATTGATGGCGTAACCATCGGAGGAAAACAAATGTCAGAAAATACACAAGCAACCGTTGAAACTGAAGCACTTGAGCAAGACGTCACTCAAGAAGAACAAGTTGAAACCAAGCAAGAGAAGTCAGAGCGTACCTTTACACGGGCAGAAATTGGCAAAATGCTAGCGGCTGAACGTGCGAAGTGGGAAGATGAACAAGCGGAAATTATCGAACAAGCGAAAAGTGAAGGTGAACGCTTGGCTAAAATGACAAAAGACGAGCGCGCAAAAGAAGAAGAAGCGCGACGAATTCAAGCAATCGAGGAACGTGAGCGCGTACTTGCAGAAAAAGAAATGCGAGTAGCAACTCGAACGCTTTTGAGCGAAGAAGGATTGCCGGTTGAATTCTTGGACTTTGTTATTTCAGAAACGGCGGAAGTCACCAAAGAGAAAATCGGGCTATTGCGCTCGGTATTCGATAAAGCGGTAGAAAGTCGCGTCGATGAACGCTTGGCGCAGAAAGCACCACGAAAGGGAACTGGACCGGTATCGCTGACAAAAGCTGAAATTATGGCAGTTGAGGACGACGAACAACGTCAAGCCTTGATTGCTGCAAACATTGGACTATTTAAAAATTAGAAAGGGCTAAAATATGGCTGAAAATAAATTAACAACTATGAACGACTTGGGCGAAATTAAGTCTATTGATTTTGT